GCCCGGGGGGAGCGCCATCGAGAGAGAACCCATCCCGCCCTGTGCCGCCTCAACAGCAGCGTCCGTCATCGACCGCACCGCGTCCACAGCCATGTCGGATGTCTTGTCGATACCGGCGGCGATACCCGCGGGGATCCAGATGCCCACTTGGTCGCGCATGACGCGAGATGGTGAATGGATACCCAGCGCTGACTTCACAAAGTCAGGCAGAGCGTTGACGACGCCCTTTGCGGCGTCAAGAACCGCGCCGGCAGCGTTGCGAATACCGGTGGCGATGCCTCCCACGATGTCACGACCGATGGAGAGCATCCGATCAGGGATGCCCCGCACCACGACAATGATGTCAGAGCCCATCGACTGGAAGATCCCGACTACGGTATTGATACCGGCGGAGATACCGTTCTTGATGCCCTCCCAAATGGTCGAGACAATGCGTCCGATACCACTCCAAGCGGCATCCCAGATGCTACGAATCAGGTTCACAGCGTTCGTGATGATGGAGCTGACGATGTTGATTGCACCAACGACAATGCCCTTGATGACTTCCCAGGCACCGGAGAGAATCTGCTTGATGCCTTCCCACGCGGCGCCCCAGTCCCCCTTAATGATTGCGGTCACTGTCTTGATGATGCCGACGACGATATTGAGGGCGCCTTGAACAATCGGAACGATTGCCTGTACCACAGTCGTGACCACGTTCAGGACCGCCTGGATTGCAGGCACCAGAATGTCAATCAGCGTCGTGATGAGCGGGACGATTGCTTGCACCACGGATATGAAGACAGGAATCAGCGAGGTCACAATGACCGCAACCACGCCAGCGACGACTCCGATGATTGTCGCGAGCACCGGAAGGAGAGCCTGGATTGCAGGCATCAGCGCAGCGAGCACCTGAGTGCCCAGATCCACGACCGCCGACAGAATCTGGCCAAACACCGGCACGAGCTGAAGCAACATCTCCCCCAGCTGACGGAAAATCTCCATAATCTGCGGGAGCATTGCCATTACCGCAGCGCCCAGCTGAGCGAGCGCAGGCACGAGCTGAGTCATGAGCTGCTGGCCAACAGGCAGAAGCGCCTGAACAATCTGCGTGCCGAACTGGAGAAAAATCGGGATCAGCGGTGCAAGATGTTGCCCAATCTGCCCGAGCGACTCCATCAGCGCCGCACCCATCTGCCCCAGAATCGGTAGCAGAGCCTGGATAGCGCTGCCGATTAGAGGAATTAGGCTCTCAATTACCGGCTGGACAGCTTGGACGACCTGGCCAAAGACCTGGCCGGCCATCTCCGCAAATCGCTGCAGCGCAGGCATTATGATTTGGAGTGCTGGCTGAAGCGATTGAATGAGCTTCTCTCCCAGCTGGCCGATAAGAGGCATAATCGTATTCAGCGCGGGCTCGATTGCCTGCATAAGCTGCTGCCACATCTGGCGGCCAGTCTCAGTCTGGGTAAAGAACGTGACGAGTGCCGCGCCGGCCAGGGCCAGCGCTCCAACCACCGCCATGAGCGGGTTTGCTTTAAGCACGCCCAGGAAAGAGCCGAGAGCACCTGAAGTCGCTGACAGCACCGCCTTATATACGACGGTTGCTGCAGAAGCTACCTTGAGTGCGGCTGCCTTGGCTTGGAAGGCGCCAGCGCCAATCTGTGCTTCGCGTGACAGGTTGGCAACCTCAGCGGCGGTGCCGGCACCCGATGCGACGAGGCGGTAGCCTTCTGCGACGGCATCGAAGGAGCTCTTGAGCTTCCCTACTGCGTCGGCGGCGGTCTGGTACGACTCGAGAGCAAAGCGTCCTGCGTCTATCGCACGGCTTGCGGTGTTGTACGCACCAACAGCGCCAATGACTGCAGTTGCCATTGCAGTCACGGCTTCAGGGTTCCGGTTAATGATGTCGGTGAGGCGACCCAGCGCACCCGCAGCTAGGTCAGCCAGACCTGTGACTGCATCAAACGGGTTCGTCAGGTTCAGTGCGCTATCACCAAGTCCGCCGACCTCTGGGAGGAGCTTCTGGATTGCGCTTGCGATAGTGAAGATGACTGCTTCAAGGCGGTACCCCACTTCAGAGAAAGCATCCCAGAGCGGAGGCAGGATAGCGCCGAGCGTCTTGCCGATACTCATCACGAGCCCGCCAATTGACGGACCTACGATGGATGCCGCATGCGATACGACACGGACAATGTATTCCATCGCCGAGCCGAGCTTCTCGCCAATGGTCTTACCCATCGCCTCGACAGGCTTCATCCACTGCTGGAACGAGAGGAAGAACTTCGTGAGCGTCGGGTAAACGCCAGATAGGATGTTCGCGCCAAATCGTCCCAGTGCAGCCTGTGCGTTGGCGAACGCGCCAGGTAGCGTGTTGCCCATTTCGAATGCGACGTTACCGGCGGCGGGGGTCATCGCCTTCTCGAATTGCTCGAAGTTGATCTTGCCGTCAGAGGCCATCTTGAAAACTTCTTCTGCCGTCACGCCAAGCTGCTTACCCAATGCCTGGTAGATCGGGATTCCTCGGTCTGCGACCTGTGCGAGGACGTCATTCTGTGCCTTGCCGACACTCGCAACCTTGGCGTAGATGCCGCCCATTTCCTCCATGCTGGAGCCAGACGCAGCGGCAGAGTTCGAGACGGACTTTAGGACAGCTTCAAGCTGTTCACCCGGCTGGATACCAGCGGCAACTGCGCCAGCTGCGGCGGTTGCCGCTGCGTCCAGGCCGAAAGCCGTGCCCTTCACCGATGCAGATGCATTCTGCATAATCACGGACACCGCGTCAGCGTCATTGCCCAGGCCTCGGAGCTTCGCCTGCGCCACGTCGATAGCCTTCAGGCGGTTAAAACCCTTCGCAAACGCGGTACCAAAAACCGAGCCGATACTGATACCGCCGATAGCCTTCGCCACCAGCGGGGCAACGGAAGATGAGAAGATACGCCCGAACGCTGAGGACGCTTTAGTACCTGCCTGCGAACCTGCACGGTCGCCAGCCTCACCAATCTCAGATACAATCTGTGCGCCCGCGCCCTTGGTCGAGGCGAGCACACTCACGTATGCCTTCGCAAGCTCATACCCGCCAGCCATATCATCACTTCCTCTATCCGGTTATTTGATTGTTTCCTGCCCCACCACGGCACCACCGCCGGCTCGCCGCTGCGCCAGCCAGTACTTCGCTTCGTCCAGGCTCATACTGCCTGAACCGACACGCACACCAGCGCCCTGCACACCGGGGCGAGGCAGAGGCTTCGGCTTGTTACGGCCTTTCTGCCCGTCTGCACTGCGCTGCCAGTTCGCCTCCACCAGCCGGTCAAACACCCCGGCCAAAAGCTGGGATTCCAGCCCCCAACCTTGCGCGTAATGCCGCATGGTCGCCGAATCTGGCGGCAGGTTCACGACCATTGCCGCCACCAGCTGTGCCCCATACTCCGCGGTAAGGGCGGCGTACGGGGCATGGTAGTAGCGGATGAGGTCAATCTCCACAAGCTCGCGGTTCTCCCGCAGGAGAGCCGCGAGCTTTAGGAGTTTGGGTTCAAAGCGTTCATCATGTCGGTAAAGAACCCGGTGAACAAGGTCATGGGTACACGCCCAGTTTCGGGGTCGCGGAGCGTCTCGAATACGTCCTGCTTTGCCTCGGCACCGAGCAATGACTCCACCGCGGAGAACATGCCCTTGGGGTTGCCTTCGTCAATCGCGAGCAGCTGCTCCATCAGTTCCGCATCATCCAGCGCGGCAGGGTCTACCTGCCAGGTCTTGCCGCGCAGCTTCACCTTCACGACCGGCGCGCCACCTGCAGCCTTCTTGTCACTGGTGCGGGTAAACGCGTAGTTCTTCTCCGACATGAGGGGTTTCCTTCCAAATCAAAACGTCTTGGGTAGGGTTTCGTTGGGGAAGCGAGCGCGGCACGCCCCCTTGGTGTGTGTGGCCTGTGGCTCCAGAAACCCTCAAAGGGAGCCAACCACGATGCACAACCAGAAGAATGGGCGTGCCGCAAGACTAAACTAGCCTATTAGAGCTTGGTGCCCAGGTGCTTGTACGCCTTCACGCCCTGCGAGTCAGGGTACGCGGTGACGGTCACCTGGTAGCCGACAGCCTCGCCGTTCTTGTAGGTCACCTCGCCACGCTCGGTTACCTGACCGTCGGGGATGACGATACGCAGAACCTTCTTGCCGTCCAGAACGTCCAGCACGAACGTCTGGTGCGGGGACTGTGCGCCGGTCATCTTCACCAGCGACCCGTTCGCCGCGGCATCCGCGTAGAACAGCTTGAGCACTTCCTCGTTCGTCTCGATGAGCGTGAACTGGAAAGTGACCTTGTGCGAGGTCTGGATGACACGCACCACGTCACCGTTCTGCCAGGCCTTGATCTCGCTGGTGTCAGAGTCGATGCTCTGAGTCACCCCGTCCTCGCTAATGTAGCCGAGGTCCTTCAGCTTCACGTCCACCGGGGCGGTCGCGTTAGCAGGGGTTGCGGTGCCGATGGCACCAACGTAAACGCCGCCGGTAACAGCGACACGCACATTATCAGCAACAAGCGCCATAACATGCTCCTTCCTGCCCCACAACAGGGGCTATAACAGGTCTATCCACGTGTTCCGGTACGTCACCGTGAAGTTCATCCGAAATCGTGGAATCTTATCATCGGGGTCTGGCATCCACACCACACCCCCCACAGGATCCACACCGTAGACGAGCACGCTCTGTCCATTACTTACGAGGATCTCCTGGTTCACGATGCTACGCAGCGTGCCACGCAACATCTCCGCAGCGTTGTATGCATCCTGCGCGGTGGAACCCCACACATCGGCAATGAATGCTCGTTGCCCATGCGCCGGGGACCCCTCGGCACCACCCGAAGGGGTGAACACCGCGAACACGCCGGCCGGGCGTGGGTTTGGCGGCTCTGCTACATACACCGGGGAACCCCACAAGCTTTTTGCCTCCTTGCGGAGCGCTGCGAACACATCCGGAGCATGCAAACGGCCAGAACCAATCTGCGGTGTCATCGGTTCCACCCGCCCACGGCCTTGGACAGGGCACCGTGCTTAGCTTCCGCCCGGACACCAGCGGCACCGGTCGGGTAGACACGCGCCACCGCTGTTTTCGCGCCAGCCTTCGCCGAGGACGCGAACCCGTCACCGGCGCGAGCCTGAACCTTCGCCGCCTCCGTGCTTAGGGCGGCAAGCATCTCCGGGCTGGTGCGCAGCCCATAGAATCCCGCCAGCGTCAGCTTCACCTTCGTCTTGCCCATACTCGTCGTCATCC